TATGAAATGAGCAATCTTTGCCTTAGATAATGCAACATCATATTCGCCAGGAATAATCTTCATATTCTCTGCCTTGATGTAAGCAGTAAACTCAATATCAGTAGTACCAACTTCAATAGATGATACATTTGAATTACTATTTTTCTTATCTAATGCAACTAATTTAATCTTGCCATTCTCACCTTTAAATGCAATATCAGGTAGACTTAAATTTGTATATAGTTTTTTGACAGAATCATAGTCACTATTTTTTAAAGTAAATGTGACCGTCTTGTCAGGCATTTGTATTTCTTTAGTCGGAACAACTAAAGTAGATTTATCAGCAAAAGCATATCTTGCCGATAGAGAGGAACTCTCATCTTTGATTTGTAAATTAGCAGAACCATTAAACTTTAGTACAGGTTTTGCAAAAGAATCTAGTGCTCTTAAAAACTCTGGTAAGTCATATACACCAAATTCACTTTCAAACTCTTCAGCAACATCTGCTTTTGCCATAATGTTTTTCATTGTTGACATTGTAGCAATTGATTTGCCAGGTTTGAAAAGTATATTGTTATTGATGTCCGAGAAATTTCTCAACACACCCATTGTCGCTTCACTTATTTTCATTTCTTCTCCTTATCATAATTTAATAATAGTATAGTATAATGTATGGCCTTCAATAAGTCAACCCTATTGTGACCATTCTTCTTGCCATATCTACACAAATATTTAATTGCATTTGCATGGCAAAAATCTTTTCCAATGTTAAGAGTTTTAAGTAAATCTAAAACTTGAAAGCCATCTTTACCTTTTGAGTAATGTTGACCATAAGTAGATGTTATATATTCACCTATCTCTTTAAGGATTTTATCTTCATTGTATTTCATAATATAATTATAACACTAAAAGATTATTTTGTCAATTGTTCTAATACATGAGATGGATTAGATACCGTGTAAGGGTCATCATCATCACTAAAGTTATTTAAACCTGGTTCAATAAATGCTTTTTCTAATTGACCATCGTTTATAATAGCTGCAAATCTCCATGATCTTAAACCAAAACCTTGTTTAGGTTTGTTTACTAACATACCCATTGCTCTAGTAAAAGTACCACAACCGTCAGGTATCATTTTAACATTTTTAATTTGTAAATCTCTTGCCCAAGCGTTCATAACAAAAGCGTCATTTACAGATATACAATATACATCATCTATACCTGCTTCTTTAAACTTGTCATAATCTCTGTCATAACTTGGTAGTTGTTCACCTGAACATGTAGGTGTAAAGGCACCAGGTAGACTAAACAATACTACTCTTTTACCTTTGAATAGGTCATCTGTGGTTACATCTTTCCATGTACCACCGATAAAAGTACAGCCGCCTTTTTCGTCTGAGTCGCCTTCTCTAAATTTGAATGTGTGTTTAATTAGTTCCATAATATATTCTCCTTCAATGATTAAGTGAGAGGTCAGTATATTGTGGAGGACTGACCTCTCTATGTGTGGTGTATTATTATTTATACATCACTATTCTTATAATAACAAATTTTTTTTAATTTGTCAAGCCTATATGCCTTGCATATTAGGATCTTTAGACGTGATATTTTTAGTTGCTCTAGGTCTACTTAAAGGTCTTTTTGCCTTTTGTCTATTGATCGCTCTATGCGATTCAGCAACTCTTAACATCTTTCTTACGATTGCGAAATCTCTAAAGTTCATAACGCCTCCTTTTGTAAGGTGCGTTTCTTCGGCGATTGCCTACTTCCATCCGATAGGATAAACGATTATATAATTATTTATACAAGGGCGGCGATTAAGCCGCCCCTATCTATGATTACTTAATGTCTATTGTTTTAAGTTTTTTAGCGTCTGGAATAATCTTCTCCATTGACACTTTTAACAGACCGTCTTTTAACTCTGCACCTTTGACTTCTACGTCATCAGCGATAGTAAATGATCTCTTAAAGTATCTTTTTGAGATACCTTTATGTATCATCTGCTCGTCTTTTTTAGCGTCAGCACCTACTGAATCGTTAACGACAGCTTTAACTTTAGACTCGATAGTTAATGTATTGTTCTCACTAGTAATCTCAATATCTTTTTTATTGAAACCTGCAAGAGCAATCTCAATATCAAACTTATGAGTTCCTGTTTTAACTAGATTGTATGGTGGATAGTTAACCGTAGGTACATCAAACATTGACTCAAAATGGTCAAACATGTCATCAAATCCTACAGATAACGGTCTTAATTGATTGAAAATAGATAGTGCTTTATTGGTCATTTTAACCTCCTATTGTTAAGCAAAGTTATTTTCTGACAACCCTATAAGGCGTTGTCTATTATTATATAATAATTATTTATATAATTTCAAGCGCCAGTTTCCTTTTGTCACGGAGTTAAACTGGCAAAGATCACCGTTTTTTCGGGTAGATTTCTCTACCTTTTTCTATACCTCTACAAGGTCTTACGAACCGCCTTGTAGTAATAATATATATAATTGTTCAACACAGACGGCATAGAAATTCTTAAATTTTCTTTACTTTTACGCCTTTAACCCACTTGTAACCTAACATCTCATCATTTGCTTTCTGAGCTTTTCTGATTACTTTAGCACGTTCTTTGGCTTTTTCACGTTTGATTTCTGACGGTTTAGAAAAATATTGTTTAGCCCTTATGTCTTTAACAATACCAGCCTTTTGTACTTTTTTCTTTAGTACTCTCATGGCCTTCTCTAAATTACCGCCTCTTACTTCAACTGTAATACTCACTACTATTTACCTCCCATCTCATTCTTTGGTTGTTTTTCCCATACTGGTGGGTTGTCACCACCCACGTCATAGTCATGGTACGAACCTTTTTTATATGTACTATAATCTGGTCTAGGTGCCTGTCCTTTAACACCTTTATCAATATCATCTTTTGTAAATGCAGGTTTCTTACTCTTATCTAAACTTCCCATGTTATATGCAATACCTGGTTTTATCTTTTGTACTTTGCCACCTTTATCTAAAAATTCTTTCATCAACCTATCACGTTCCTCTTGTGACATTTTAGGTTTGATAGTATCTAATCCACTATTGTCTTTAAAGTTACTCATTATTCTCCTATATAAAAGTTTAACTTGTGGCCATCTCTGGCCACAAGCGGACTTACACTATGGATAGATTTAGACAGAAAAGTCATCTTCACTATCTTCCTCACTATCATCGGATTTCTTTTCTGATAAGATTTCGTCCTCTTCGGCCTTCTTCTTATCAGCAAGAATTTGGTCTACTGAAGCACCACTATCTACTTTTGAATATAGATCAACAAATGATGTTTTAGTATCATCATCAAATCTATTAGTACAAACAGCGATTGCCTTCATTTTATTTTTAAAGATACCATATGCTTCTGCAATATGGACAAGTCTTCTGGTACTTATAATCTCATCAACGCCGCCATCATTATAAGTTTTTCTTATAACGTCAGCCCATGTCACTAGGTTGTGAGCAAATTTAACGTCTGATTTCCCAGCAGATTTTAATTTCTGAGCGACAATTTTTTCTTCTACTTTAGCAGAAGGATATTGTTGTTCAAATGTAACTGGAAATCTTTCAAGGAATGCCTCGTTAAGTACATTAGTACCGATAAACTTACCGTCATCACTACCTTGACCTTTAGTGTTAGCAGTTG